GTTATCATCTGTCCAGTCCCACTATCTTTTACTTGTATATTTTGTGTAAACCCACCTCCCATACTTAAACCACTTGGAGGTCTTGGTGCCTGAAACGCAGGTGATTCAAGTGTTCCTTGACTGTAATCTGGTTTAAAATCAAAACCAGTCATACTTTCAAATTCACCAGTTGTTTCATTAAACATAGAATCTGGTTCACCTTGGTCTGTATCAGGTGCAGTTAATCTCGTTATTGGATTTGCTGTTGATAAATCAATTCCTCCTCTTGGTGGTGGTGTACTTCTAACAGGCACTGGTTTATCACCACCAGGTATTATTATTGGTGTACCAACTTCTTGTTTGAAGGTAATCTGTCTTGTATTACCATCTTCATTTGTAAAACTAATCCTAACTGTTCTAAAAGCCATTTTTCTCCTTTTAAATATTTTAGTATTCGTTAAATGTTTCTCTTGGCTGAGCAAATCCATCTTGTTCATCAAATTGGATTCTTGCTCCTCCTCCACCACCTCCTCCAGGTCGTGGGCCTCCACCAGCATTAAAATCATCTTGTGGGTCAGGTAAATCACCTCTAATTACTACATCATCAGAGGATGTAATAAAATCATCTCCAGTAATAACTCTGTTTGAATCATAACTAAATACAACCGAAGTTTGTCCAGTATTAAAACTACTCTTATTAGCACTTAACCATCCATTACCATCATTGAAAGCAATAGAAATTGCACCTGGTGAAGATGAGTTAACAGTTACACTAAATGAACCACCTTGTTTTTTACCAACACCTACTTGTTTTGGTGTTACTGTTAAGAAGGTAGTAACATCTGCACTATCACTATCATCCCTTACATCACTATCATCTCTTACATCATCATCATCCACAACATCATCATTATCTACAACAGTTGCATCTGGTTCAAATGTAGAATCTCCTCTAATTGTATTTATCTGTTCTCTTACATCAATACTATCATCTAAAACCATTGAAAGATATGTTTCATCTTGTAAGTTTCTTTTTGGAAGTTCTATATCAGTAATATCACAAGTTATTTTCAATATATTTCCTAATAATTCGTTAACGTCTAAAAAGGTATCATCTGCATTTGGGTTTGGTTTACCATAATTTATTTGGTCTGCAGGGTCAAAGAATTTTCCTTCTGTATAAAATCTCATTGCCTCTTTTAATTTGTTAACAATTCTTTGAATTAATTCTTTAAAAGAAGTTACTTTGAATTCTTTTAGAATTAAATTTCTATATGGTGCACCGTATTTATTTAAAAATCTTGTTATAATATCCTCAACCTTAATAGTATCAATAAATGTATCGTATAAATAAATTACATCATCTCTAAAAGTTTTACCTTTTGCAAATCCATCATATCTTTTAAATAAATCTTCTTCTACTTTACCATCTTTATCTGTAACAGGTACTAACCTTAGCTCAGTTCTTGATGGTGAAATTTCGTGGATAAACATTTTTTCAGTATTATATCTACCAACCCTATTGTTTAAAAGTTGATACTGTACCTTGAATAACCCTTGTTCGTATCCTGCCTCTCTGATAATTTTTTCTACATCAATAAAATATTCAACACCACCATCTTTACCATTATCTTTTACTAAAAAATACTCATTAATATTTAATCTATTCAGAGATATGTGTCTTGTAAATTCTCCACTATCTCCTTGTGGTAGTTGATTATCGCTTGCATCAAATATAGAAAACTCAATAAAATCTTCTTTACCTCTACCGAAGTAAGATTCCATTATACCGCGTTCAATGATAGCTCTATCTTTATCGAGTATCCTAAACCCTGTCCTTGTATCTATATTTTTAAAATCTTCTGCTGCCATAATTATTAATCTGAAACATCTACATCTCTTTTTATTTCATAGGTGCTACTATATCTATTATCTGCATCTGCAGATGTTTTGTACGACCTTTTATATCTGTATTTAAATGTTGTTAAACTATCTCCATTACTTGCATTGAATGTGAATGCAGTTTCTGGTCTCTTTCTTATTGCAGTTGAATTACTTTCAGTCCAACCACCTGGTCTCCTAAATCCTGCTTTAATACTTGTTACACCTGGAACTGCAACTCTACCAGTATCTGCATTGGCTTCACCAGTACCTGCAGATATTTTGAAAGATGATGGGAACTTTATTGAATTTGCTTGGGTAGAACTAGCACCATCTGGATGTGATTTTGTTACTGATATAGTCATCTCTTGGTCTGTAAAGTTATAGAATACTACTTCCTCACCATTCATTGGTGTTGAGGTCGTTGATTTATTCCCACCATAATCAATAAAGAAACCACTAAAGTCTGCTTTTGTAATATTGTTTACAGGTATCTTCCAAACAAATTGGTTACCCTCTTCAAGTAAATTAGAATTTAAATAATTTCTTTGTTGTGCTAATTCAGTTTGTTCTTCTGCTACTTCAATTGCTAGTAATGATGCAGCCAATCTTGCCTTAATTGCTTCAAATCTTGCTTCAAGTGATACTCTTTCTACTGCTTCTTGAGTCGAACGCTCTATCGCTCTCTGTAATTCAAGAGTTGTATCTTGGAATTGGTCTGATAATGCTATGTATAAATTTTCAAGTTCTGCAAGAGCCATTTCTGCTGCTATTCTTTGTTCTTTTTCATTATCTCTTTGGGCAGTCATGGATGCCAGTTGTGCTGTCAAATCAGCAACTTCACCTTCTAATGTTTCTATTCTTGCATTTGCCGTTGCTAAATCTGCAACTACTTCATCATATAGAGTTCTTAATACTACATCAGGTAAATTCTTTCTATTCTTGACAAGTTCATCAACTTCTACATCAATAGATTTTTTTATTTCTTCATCAACATATTTAGGAAGTTCTAAAAAGGCAACAGATTCTCCATCCTTTCCATCTTTTGCAAGGTGAATTTGTCGAGTATCTTGTTCAAAATACTTAACTGTTTCTGAACTATTTTTTTCTAATAATTCTTTTGCTCTTTCTTTATCTCCTAATGCCATTATCTAACCACTTCAAAACTTAAATCGTTATCAAAATATTCTACAGAACCACTTCTTTCAACCTTAAATTCAATTTTGTACTCTCTATTGATTTCAAAGTTTTTAAGATTAACTTTAAAATAATTACCATTTGCATCACATGAAAGTTTAGAATAGTCACCAAATGGAATTATAATATCGTTACTGTTCAAATCTGTAATCTGATAACACGATGAGGTTGGTAAATACTTAACATCATTATATGCAAATTCATTACTAAAAGTTCTTGCTGGATAAAGTTCTCTACCATGTACTTCTATTCTTGGAGTAGTGTTAACTTTATATGATTTTTTTAATCTTTTACAGTTTATTTTTATATCTTCAGTTAAAGTAATCGAAGATAGTGAACCAGTTTCAAAAACCGAATCATCCCATGCAACTCTTATTTTTGGTTGATGTATTGTGTGTGTTTCTTTTGAGAAAAACTTTAACTGTCCATAATCGTTTGTATCGTTTTCTTTAGATGATTCATGTTTAATTATAAAACCTTCGTTTGGAAGAGTACCACTAATCCAAGTATTCATTGCAGATAAAACATCCATATTAATATCTGCACTTTCATATGAGAATGATTGTGTTGCTTCAGAACCAGTATACCATGTACCACCTTTACCATTGAAGGAGCCGGTAGTTTGTGGATTCATTGTTCCATCTAACCAATTAGAACCACTCGCTCTGTAGTTCCAAGTTACACCATCTGTTGATATATCATCGAATCTTGTACCGATTCCCATATCCCAAGATTGTGAGACAGGATATGCTTCAATCATATATTCTAAAGGTATTTCTGATGATTCACATTCTCGTAAAACTAAATCAGCAACACTCATTGTTACATCACCACTTGCTAATGAAGATGATAATCCATTGATATCAAATTTAATAAGTGTACGAGATATATCTTTTAATGAACCATAGTATACTTTAGATACCTCAAGAACCTCATCTAAACCTGTGTTTTGTGAGGGTTGTTGTAAGTATATACTCGAATCTTTTGATGCTGTAACAAAATAATACATTATATCACTCTCCCTTTTATATCTTGATTTGGAAATTTAAGTTCAAATATTGATGGGTCTAATGAAGGATAAATAATCTTACTTCTTGTTGCCTCTTCAAAGTTATATGAACGAGGAGAATAATTACCACCACATTTATTTATAAACTCTAATTTGGCAACTGATACTACACCTTCTTGGTTTGCAAGTATTAGTTCAACTTCATTTATGTTTATAGTGTCGTTAAATGTCCAATTATCTATATTAAAATAATCTTGTAACGCCAGGTTACAGTTAGTAAGTACTTCCCTTCTGTTATACCCGCTTAGGATGGATATATCAAAGTTTATACAAAAATTGATAATATACCCATCTACAATGTTGATACCATCACTAATCATCTTAAATTGATTAATATAGGTTTTTAAATTTTCTTTGATAGCAGAATTTATGGTTGTTAAATTTTTATTTGTATTATATCCAAGAGTATAAATGTTAATACTGAATGGATTTGAACCATCATTTGCTTTATTAATATTTGCTTTTACAAAAGCATCTAAGGTATCTATTGCTTGTGCATCATCTAATGTTTGAACTGATTTTGCTAAGTCAAGAAACTCTTGTTGCTTTTTTGGTTGTGCTATAAGACCACTTGGTGAGTTTTGGTCTAATTTACTATCTTGTACAACGAATGCCTTAGCAACTGAACCAAACTTTGCCGGCATTGCAAGAGCACGAACTGTATAATCTTCTGCAGTTACCGCTCTGTTTTGAGCTCCAAAGTATGCTAATGCATTTTCTTTTATTTCGGTAATTGTTTCTGCACCCCTACCACCTGTTGCAGGAATTTCATTCTCACAAGCAATAGAATTAATTACAGTATTTCTTAGTAGTAATTCCTCATCGTTAAAAGATGCAGTATCATCTTCAAATTCTACAGATGTGATTTGTTTTATATCACCCTTTTTTACATTCGAGCTAATACCACCACCTACAAAATATTTTACTGTTATAGTTGTATTAGTTGGTGATTGACCATAAGATTTTGTTTTTAAGAAATTTGCAGGGTCATAAAATTCATTTAATCTATCATTACTACTTACCAATCCTAAACCAATATTATCAAAGTTTGGAATTATTAATTCATCATTAGTGTTTCCATCACCAGAACCAAATTGTATTGTAGTTGTAAAATCTTCATTTACTACTGTTGTAAATCTTCTTGATGTTTTTAAAGTTCTTAATATCGATGGAACATCTTCTCTAAATTGAAAAAAGTCAGGTTCGTTTGCTGCAGTATTAGGATAATCTACAAAAATCATCTCTTGTCCCAAATAAGGTACTTCGTAATATTTGTTTGAGTTTGAATCTCTAACATCATATACTGAAATTACATCTGTATCATCTAAATCTATTTTAGCAAAATCACTACTTGGTCCAAACGAAATTTCTTTTTCTTTTAAAACTGCAGATATTGCTTTTACTGTTTTCTTTACTAAGTAAAACTCTGGTTCACCTGTTGATGCATTTTTTGAATATACTGTTATTTCTCTTCCTTCAGATTCGTTAAAATCTAATAATTCAGTAGTTACAAAAGTTACACCATTAGTTGATGTAGTTTGCATTCCTTCTTTTATTCTAAGATAAAACTTAGTATCTGGTTCGAAATCATTGCTTGTACCAGTTTTAAATTTTGAGGGTACAAGTTGAAATATACTTATTTCAGTTACTGCAGGTGAAGTTACTTTGGTTTTATATCCAAGATATTTTGCTAATGCTAATACATTCCTTTTATCTTCTGCGAATGGCATCAATGATTCCTTTAATGTATCATCAATGTAATATCCAAGAACATCCCCAATGTAAGATGCCATTTCTATAAACATCATACCAGGTGATGATTCATTAAAATCCGCATGAGTTTTAGGAAAATAAGTTTTAGCAAATTCAATTAAGTTCTCTCTAAATGCTTTGAAATCTTTATTAAGATAATTAATTGATTTTCCCTTATCCCTAAAATTGTTATTTACTTTATTATTTATTGCCATACTATCCGCCTACAGTAAATGTTACAGAGTTTAAATCTAAAGATTCACCAACTTTAAATTTAATTTCTACTCCAACTCTATTATTGTCTTTATTTTCATTATTCATATCAACATTTATATCTTCAATGTTAATATATGGTAACCAAGTTGATACTGATTCTGTAATTGTATCTACTAATTTTCCTTCAAATTCTTCATCGATTGGTTCAAAAAGTAAATCTTGTAAACCACTACCAAAGTTTGGTTGTAAAACTCGTTCTCCTCTTTTGGTAAGTAATAAGTTTTTAAGATTACTTCTTGCCTGTTCAAAGGTTGTAAAGTTTTGTTCGAAAAATCCACCATCACCATTTTTGAGTGGCAATGATAATCCTACTGCGAAATCATTAAATTCTTCAGTATCGATTACAACTTTTTTGGATAATTCGTACGCCATTTACTAATCCTGTCCAGGTCTCCAATTTTTATTTTTGTTAAATGCCTTTACTAACTTACTGTTATCTCTGTTTAATACTCTATCTAATCCAGCCAATCCTGTCTTAACTCCTAATCCTTGTTTCTGTCCTCCCATACTTTCTACATCACCATATCCCATCTTTGCGGCCATGGATGTTTGGAGGTTAGGAGGAACACCCCCTCCCATTGGAACATCTTGTGTTCCTAAACTTATCGTTTTATCCATATGTTCAAATCCTTTTGCAGTAGCAATTGCTTCATTTAATGCTGGATTCTTTGCATATGTTTTTTTCTCTGTCTGAGTTCTATCATTTTCTAATACAGCGTTTGCAAGAGAAAATGGGTCAACCTCTTTTTGTTGAGTAGTTTCTTGTACTACTTTTTTGTTGAGTTTTTTATTTACTTCTTCACTTAAAATTTTAGGAAAAGTTTTGGTCAGAAAGTGTTGGTGTTTTTTCGCAACTTCAACTTCTACCAATGCCTTAACCAGTTTTGCTATTTTTTTCGCGTTCATAATTGTTCTCGTTTACTTTATATAAATATTGATTCTTTTATTTTTGATGATTATCCAGGTATACTATATCCAGTCCAATTAATTATACCGGGGGCAGGAGTGGGGGCAGGGACAGTTGGATATAACGAAGTTGTTACTATTAAACCTTGTATTGTTGGTAAGTGTGTGATTATACCTAAGGTCAATGCATCAATCCATGCGGTAGGTGATGTTGTAGGTGGTGTTGGTACACTCGCACTCCATGTACCAGGATTTACAATAATGTGAGTATTTGATGCTATATTTTGAACTGAGCCAGGTGCTGGAATTACAGGTAAAGGAAATAGAGCACCTTGTGCACCAGTCCAATATGATTGAAATGCTGGCCCATAATCTGCTATTGTTAAAACTCCACTATGTATTGTATTATTTTTTTTAAACAATGCCTTTAGTACCGCTTCCATAGTGTTAGTATTACCTGTTTGAATTGGTACTAAGTTAAGTGTATCATATCCTCTTTTTACAGCTGCATCGTATTGTGCTGTTAAGAATTCTGCAAAATCATCAGAGGTTTCTGGTTCTGTTTGCATATATCTAAGAAGTTGTGTCTTGAATACATTTAATGACATTAGTTTGTGTAATTATTTGGAGATAGAATATCCCTTAGTTTACTTTTTATCGCATTATACTTCGGTGCATTGACCGGTGGGCCAGAAGGCCCTGCGGGAGTTGGGTGTGTTTCACTTGCTAGTTCTGTAAGTAGTTCATCTAATAAATCTACCAATGCATTTCCTCTTACGAGTTGTTCTTCAGAATCATCTCCTATATTAATCCTACCCTGTCCAGCAAGAATACTAAAATCATTATCGGTTGTTGTTATGTTTATATTATCACCAGTTGTTATATCAATACCACCTGCGTTATCTATAGACATATTTGAATCAGAGATAAATCCATAATTACCTTTCGAGTAAAAAATCATCTCTGCGGTTTTTGAAGAAAATATTAATCTACCACTATTAATTAATATTTGGTCTCCACTAAGTTCAGATGGATAATCTTTAAATGTATCTGGTAGTTGTTCGAAATCAGATGTACCTTTATCATCTACTGTACCAGGTACAAAATCAATTTGTTTATCTCTTGAACCCATTGCTATAATAGAACCATCTCTATTTACATCTTCTTCAGTTGTACCACCAATCTTTTGTGATTGAAATTCACCTTGTGCCTCTCTTGAAGGGTCGGATTCTCTATTTCTTATAATGATAGTTGGTGAAAAGGTATTATCATCATTGTTATATCCACTAAATCTTATTGATTGACCGAATCGTGATTCTAATATAGTATCACCCTCATAAAGTTTGAGTTTGTGAATTTTTTCATCAGCAGAGAAGTAATCACCGTACTGTCCTTTATTACTACTCGGTCCTCCTTGTGGTTGAGATATACCAGTTGATTGGTTAGAAGAGTACCCACCACCTGCACCTTGTACATTTTCTCCTTCACCAAACTGTTCTTTGTATTTGTCATTACCAGTATTTTGAATATTCGGAGTACCATCAACAAGTAATCTACTATAGAATTTTTTACCTGAGATTGTGTGGATTTGTACTTCCTCTCCAAGTAGTGGTAAAGTTTTAAGTGTATCGTTTAATGGATATGCTATTTTTAAATCATCATCGTTTACCTCTTGGTTTGATAATAATCTAACCTTTACTCCACCTATCTTACCAGTATGTACCGCAGTAGCATCGTCTGAAACTGTTTTAAATTTTGGTAATGATTCATTTGTTTCATCCAAAATAACTTCAGTTACAATACCTACATCAGTTTTTTTTAGATTGAATTTTTTTTGTCTAGCGGTTTGTGTATTGTTAGAGGTTTGTCTAAACATCTTTGTTTATCTTTTGTTTTAGTTCTTCAACTTCATTAGTAAGTTCATCAACCTTCTCATCTGCCTCATTAGATGCATCTACAACTACTTCTTCTAATTGGTTTAGTAATTGTTCTTTTTCTTTATCTGTAAGGAAACCAGTATCACCTTCTACTTTATCTTTTGAGGCAATCATTCTCTGTGCAATTGCTGCCATCTTTATTAGTGATTCATCGTTTCTAACTGATGTATCAACTAAATCTTTTATGATTGGCCCAATCACTGCCATATCACCAGAATGTCTAA